ACGTGTTGCGCTGATCTGGCGTCAGTTTGCTCAGATCTCCTGCTGCGATGACGGCTTCAACGATGCTATGCGGATTGTTCGTGATTTCGCTCATTTCGTTTCTCCTGTTTTACTTCATTTGCGCCATCAGCACGACGCTGATGACGCACAAAATACCGGTGATTGCGAGCAGTATGGTCGCAGTTTTTGCGTTCATGCCGACCTACTTCGTCAAATGTTCCTGAGCATATCGGATGTAGTCGCGCTCGTTTTGCGCGTCTACCCAGCCCGTGTAGAGTGTGGCGATCAGGATGCCCATGATGATCAGCGTCCCGGCTATGACTTCGCTGGGCGTCGTTTTCTGCTTGCGTCGATTCATCGCGGGTCCTCCAATCGTTTGGCCATCATCGCAATTGCGTTTGCCGCGCGGCTCATGCGCGCGCGCCACGTGCGGCTGACGATTCCATCGATGCTGCGCATCGCTGCGCCGACATACGTTTCGTGCTGATGCCACAACGAAGCGCGTCCAGCATCCCGCGCACGCTTCAGCCACGAGAGAGCCATGCGGCACTGCTGTCGTGCGGACGCGTCGGGCTTCGGCTGAAGCGCATCCAGTTCACGGCGCAGCTGCGTGTAACTGATTTCTCCAGCACGATACGCCGCGCGCACGTGCTCAGCGCGCGCAACGAATTGCGCGCAATTGACTGCCTGATTGATCGTGATTTCGCTCATTTTTTCTCCTGTGTGTCGGTCGCTGTGCCCCAACAATTCCAGCGACCGACGTGCAGATGATAACACCTATCTGTGCATTGTCAACTACATACGTGATATCATGTGCGCATGAACACGAGTGCGCATGAAATCGCCGCTGAAATCCAGCGGCGAAGAATCGAAAACAACATGGACATGGCCGAACTTGCGCGGCGCTGCGAGGTGAACGTCGTCACGCTCTATCGCATCGAGCGCGGCGGCGGACTGCCTGCGGTGTGGCTGTTCGCGCGAATCGTCAATGCGCTTCGATGGCCTCCAGCAGAGGCGCTTGAAATGGCCGCGCGCACGCGCTCCGGCAAGGAGCGCAAAGAGCGATGATTCACTGGGATAAGCTTTTCGAAGCGCTGTTCCTGACCGATTATTTCACCAGCGGCCTGGTAATCATTTTCCTGATTACCGTTTTGCTCGTGGTGATCGGCAGGCGTGACATTGCGTCCAGGATGATCCTCCTTGCGATGGCGCATGCGTTCACCTGTTTGGTTTTCGGATTAACGAATCACAAGCTGTTTTAGGAGAGACCAATGGGGGAAATCAACGTTCGCAGCACTTGGGGAGCTTTCACGATCGTTCCCATGGAGCTTCTGGAATCCGATCTTTCGCAGTCCGCGCGGCTGGTGTTCATTGCGCTCATGTCGCATGTGGATCATACGCGCGATGAGCAGCGCGTGTATCCCGGCTACGAGGCGATCATGAAACGCAGCGGAATCAGCGGGCGCGCGACCATCAGCCGCGCAATCGATGAGCTCGAAAAGCGCGGCTGGCTTCATCGAACAAAGCGTTTCAGCGGATCGACGATCTACACGTTGACGCGTCCAGTCGTTCAGAATGTGAACGACAGCAGTTCAGTTTCTGAACGAATGAGCGATTCGTCAGTAGTTCAAATTCTGAACGACAGTAGTTCAAATTCTGAACGACAGTCGTTCAAAAATGAAACTCTAACTAGAATAAATCAACTAGATCAAGAGAACCAGAATCAGAAGGTACCGCGACGCGCTGCGCGCGCGCGTGTCGCCTCTGGCAATCCAGTCGCGTCTAGTGATTCTGTTTCTGAGGAGAAGCCCAAGCGCACAAAAGCATCTGCATCGCGCGCGACTCTCTCTGCCGAAGAGCAGGCGCGTCACAAGGAGCTGTTCGACGCCGTCGCTCAGGTCTGCGTGTTGGACGCAAAAATGAACGGCGGCATCATTGCGCGAACGGCGAAGCAGCTGCGCACGGGCGATGCAGCTGCGCACGCTGCAGATGTTCATGCGTTCCTGGAATGGTGGAAGACTTCGGACTTCCGAGGGCGGCAGGGATCGCCTCCTACGCCATTCCAGCTCACGGGCAGTTGGAAGAAATTCCGTGACGGTTACGGGGATATCCCAAAACCGGCGGATAATCGACAGACGAAGAAACCGCAGATTACCGACATGCTCAGCATGCTGGGAGGAATTTACAAGGAGAAAACCAATGGCAACTAACGAAACGATTTTCAAGGGCATCGGCATCCTCTACATGACCTACACGCAGGAGCGCGAGCGCGTGACGGAGGAAAGCATGCGCATGCTGGTCGACGTCTGGTGTGACCTGTTCGCGGACATGGATGACGCTGTGTTTTCAGCCGCGATCAAACAGCACGTCAAAGCCAGCAAATGGTTTCCCAAGCCGGCAGAAATTTTCGAGATCGCTCGCAAGTGGGAAGACGTTGCCGACGGCGGCGATGACTGGGTCGCAGCATGGGCTGCTGTGAAGTCCGCGATCAGCCGCTACGGCGCGTGGGGAACGACGGAGGAGATCGCGCGCTACATCGGCGAGAAACTGCCTGCCTCGATGGCCGATGACACGCGCGCGCTGGTGCAGCGCTTCGGATGGCGCGAATTGTGCGGAATGGAAGTCGACCAGGAATCAACGTGGCGCGCACAGTTTCGAGATGCGTACACGCGCATCCGCACAACGCGCATCGAGCGACAGCGCATGCCTCAGGACGTGCAAGCGCTCATCGCGGACATAGCGCGCAAAATGTCCGCGAATCGCCTGTCCGCTCCGAAGAAGAGCGAAGGGGACGCGGCATGAAGAGCATTGCGCGAGAGGCGCTGTTTTCGGAAATGCGCTTTCTCAGCGAACACAAACATTCGCGCGATCGGTTGGTCGCGCTCGGGTATCGCATCGGCGGGATGATCGACATGGCGCACGACATCGGCGCAATCACCCCATCAACGGCCGAGCGGTGTGCAGAGTGGATGCTGGCATACGTAGAAAGCAAAGGGGTAGTGTTATGAGCAACGAACCGAAAAATGATTTGAAGCAGCTTCACGCTGACAACGACAAGCGCGCGGCGGCGGAATCAGCGATGATCAAAGCCGATATTCGCAAGCGATTTGAACGTATTCTTCAGCGCATGAAGGACGCGGGTGAAGTCGCCCAGCACGTCACGCTGGACGACCTGCTGCGGGACAGAATGCCATGAACGTCACACGTTCACTCGCACGTGCGTTTTTGTTTGGGGCGTTGGAGCACATGCGTGAAATCGCACATGCGCTCCAGCGCGATCAGGAAAGCGCGTATCTATTCGCGCTTGAAGCCAGTCGAGCTCACGGAATTGTTTCGGCCTATGTTGCAACGGGGATCATCAGCCATGCGTCGGGAATGCGATGCCGGGCGATGATCTTGCACTACACAAGATTGATATGAGCACACGAGGACGTAGATTTTTTTGGACAGAAGAACGAATTGCGGAACTGATCGAGCTTGCGAAGCAGCCGGGTAAAACGCTGAAGGATTTAGGGAAGCGCTATCACGTGAGCGCGGATGCAATTGCGTATGTCCTTCGTCGTGAAGGCAGGCACTTTGAGCTGTCTGGTCTGCGGAGAGAATGGCGGCGTGCCCAGGTGCGTGAACGATACCGGCGCGAGATACCGCGGCTCATGCTCGAATGCCGCGGGATTCAGAAATGCGTAGCAAAAAAGCTGCACCTGGCTGAGGTCACTGTTCAGCACCTCATCACCGAACTTTTTACGCACGAGGAGCGTTTGGCGATGATGCCCAAACGCGGATGTTTGGTGTGCGGGAAGCCGATCGAAAGTACGCATTGGCGCACGATCCTCTGTAGCCAGCGGTGCAGGATTGAGCGGCATAGGCAATCGGCGAAACGCATCCGCGAGCAGAACGGACATGGATGGATGCTTTGGAAGCAGCGCGACGCCGAAATGATGCACTCTGCCATCCTCCGTAATGGAGGATCATGCACAGCGATTGCGAAAGAGTTTGGAGCAACGCGCTATTCTGTGTCAAACGCAATTCGTCGCTGGGGACTGGGCGCTGTCGCAGAGCAGGCGCGCAAAGAAAAATACGAAGCGCGCGTGCAAACGGCGGCGGAACTGTTGCGCAGCGGAGCGACGATGGCGCAGACCGCGCGGGATATCGGGATGAACGAAGAGGACTTGTCTCGCATCATTCATGAGCGCTATGCGGACATCGCAGGCGTGAATCGATGCAAAAACTGCGGACAGCATTTCAAGCGCGATCGCGCTCAGGCGCGACATTGTTCTGACGCATGCGCGCGCGCAGCACGGCAAACGCGTGAAAAGCGCGCCGACAAAAAATACAAAATGAAGCGCGCGCTCCAGCGCCAAGCGCAGCGCAAAGAACAACAGCGTCGTTCCGCGGATGCTTCATCGATCATTGCTGGTCGAATTCAACAGATTCAATCGTCTACACATTTATGATCCTGTCCGACAAATCCATCATTCACAAAATGGCGCATCGCATCAGCCCGTTTCACGATCAGCAGATGCGCGTAATCGAAGATCGCAGGTGCATCAGTTACGGCCTGTCCAGCGCCGGGTATGACGTGCGCATGGGGCGCAGCATCATGACGCAGATTCCAGGCGGGATCGTCGATCCGATGATCGGCGAATCCCCCTGGCGCGCTCAGCGCATCAACGGGATCGACGGCGCATATGTACTCACGCCGGGTGAATGCATTCTCGCGGTCACGATGGAGCTCATCGACATGCCCGATGACGTGATGGCTCTGTGCATCGGGAAGTCGACGTATGCGCGATGCGGTCTGCTCGTGAACGCAACACCGATCGAACCGGGATGGCGCGGATTCGTGACGCTGGAGCTCAGCAACGTATCTCGGCTTCCGATTCGCATCTACGCAGAACAGGGAATCGCGCAGCTCGTGTTTTTTGAGATCGACGCAACGCCGCTCGTCACATACAATGCTCGCGGCGGCAAATATCAGGATCAACCGGCCGCACCTGTTCCGCCGAAGTTGTGTAACCACAAAGGATTTACATGTATCAGAAACTAATCGTAGTTGGAAGGCTTTCGCGCGATGGAGAAATGAAATTTCTCCCGAACGGCGATCCTACGCTTTCGTTCAGCATGGCCACGGATCGCACGTGGAACGACAAAGGCGGACAGCGCCAGAAAGAAACGACCTGGTGGCGCGTGACGATCTTCGGGAAGATCGCTCAGTCGTTGAATGAATATCTCGTCAAGGGAGCGACCGTTGCAGTCGAGGGCAGGCTGCGCGTTGACCCAAAATCCGGAGGGCCGGTCGTCTACCAGAAGCGCGATGGCACGCATACCGCATCGTTTGAAATCCTCGCCGACCAGATTCGGCTCGTGCATTCGCCAAAATGGTCAACGGCTGGCAGCGACAGCGGAGGATCTGGGTATGCCGAAGACGTCCCCTTTTGATCGGGAATACCATCCGCTCAGCGGCGGCAGCCTGAAGCTCATTGACCTGATGCCACACCCGTCGTGTGGCGTCAGCGCCGATCTGGCTGTGGTCAACGCTGCGCGCGTGTCGTTCCTCGGCGAGAGCAAGGGCGACATGAAGGACAAGAAGCTGCTGCGATACTTGATGCAGAATCGGCACACGTCGCCGTTCGAGCAGGTCATCTTCAAATTCCGCGTGCAAGCTCCGCTCGTCACCTGGTGGCAGTGGGTGCGGCATCGCACGTGGTCGTTCAATTTCCAGAGCGGTCGTTACACCGAATTTGAGGAAGACAATTTTTATGCGCCGGATATCTGGCGGCGACAGTCGACGTCGAACAAACAGGGCAGCGACGGAGCGGTTGACGTCGACGTGAGCTACACAATGCAGGATGCGCTTCTGGAGCACACAGCGAACAGCTACGAGCTCTACCGCGCTGCGTTGGATGCGGGAGTCGCGCGCGAAATGGCGCGCTTGTTCCTTCCCGCATTCGCAGTTTTCTACCAGGCCGTTTGCAGCGTCGACGCGCACAACCTGATGCAGTTCATTCGTCTGCGCGATCACGATCACGCGCAGCACGAAATTCGCGTGTATGCGCAGGCGATGCGCGACATCATGCGGGAAACGATGCCGTGGACGATGGAGGCATTCGATGAAGGAATACGGACTCAGAGAAGCGTTTGAAAGCGTAAGAAAGTTTGATGAATGGTGGTGCCAAAACGTTAGCATCGATGTTAGGGAGGAGGTGATGTATCTTGGATTTCGAAATGACTATCCTATTGATTTGAAAAAAATCAAAACGCACCAGGATATCCTCTCCATGACTCATCATCTTCTTGGCAAAAGATGGGTATCGGAAATGGAAAATGGTCCATATATACTTTCGAAAGTGATATCAACCATTTGTGCGCTAAAGCAGCTCAAGCTTTACGAGTGATATCGGCTATAGCGATGGAGACATTCGATGAACAGGAGCGCGACGGCGGCATCCGAGCGTAACATCCAAAACGCGATCATCGACCGATTGCGCTGGCATGGATGGATGGTGCGCGAAATTTCGCAGCCTCGCGCTGTATACGGGGAGCTTTCTGGATTCCCGGATGTGATCGCATTCAAGCTTGGACACACGCTGCTGATCGAGGTTAAGCGAAGCAAAGGAAAGCGCCGACCGTCGCAGACGCAGTTTTTCGAAGAGATACACGCTCACAGGCGACTGACGTTGATGTGCGTGCTTGCCGATGATGTGGACGAGTTCGCGGGATTCCTGCGGACACACGAAGCCTGCTCTAACATCATCACGGTTGAGGAGGAACTGTGATATCATCGGCGGCGCATCACTTGGAATCGCTCACCGGGTGCTGTTGGTTTCTCCCCGCGAAAGCGGCAATCGCCCACGATCACCTCCTGACGTGGGCGATTGTGTTTTTCTATGAGAAGATCGCGCGCCAGACTGCAACACCACACGTCCAATCGTGTATAGTGCGCACGCCTGCGGTGTTCGGACATGCTCCGCAGGCACGAATTACCCGGAGGATTTATGGATATTTTGCAATTGCTGGTGTGGCTGAGCGGAGCTGGAATCAGCGCCGTGTCTGCGTTCGTGCTCGAAAGACTCGACGGGTTTCAGGCGCTGTCATCGAGCGCGAAATCATTGATCGCGGTGACGGTTGCGACGCTTATCGCCATTGCAGCGATGTGGACGCACGATTATTTCCTTACGAATCCGCTTGAACTAGTGGCGATGAATCCATATCTGCAAATCGTCATCGCAGCCGCATCGATCATCATCCAGCAGATCGCGCACAGCATCCAGAAAGGGAGTGGGCGCAATGGCTGAATCGCTCATCAAGCTTCTCACTGATGGCGGCATCCCTGCGATGTTTGCGATGTTGCTGGTCTATACGCTGCACGCATCCACAAAACGCGAGGAGCGCTTGCTAGCTAAACTTGATGAGCACGCCAATATTTTGGGCAAAATTACATCGCAGCTTGAAGCACTGTCGCGTGAAATTGAGCACATGCAGGATCGATGAACATCCCCTACATCAACCAGATCGACAGCGCACCGCGTCGCAACGACTGCGGGCCTGCGTGCGTGGTGATGATGACGGGCGCTCAATTCCCCGAGCGCGTCACGCCGCAAAACGTGACCATGCTGTCGCAGCTGTTCGATCCTCCGCAGGACGGGACAAGCGCATCCGACCTTGAGGACATGTCCGTTTATCTGGGGATCAACCTGTATCAGCAGGAATCACCAGCGTATCCATACATCGCCCTGGTCGATTACCGCAGGCTTCCGTATCGGTATCAGCCTGGCGGTGATTTCGGGCATTGGATTGTTCGCCTAAGTGACACCGTATATCACGATCCGCTTTACGCGGGAGCGCGCGGCGCGAATCTCGTCACCAGCAAGGAAGCGCTCGACATCGCAGAGCGTGATTGCAGACGATGGTCTCGCACCGCTCCTCTTCGCGTGGGGTTCAAGAAATCTATGGCACAAACATCCGGTAGGGCGCGCATCAAAAGCGTAGCGTGGAACGTGCGTCGTTCTCCATCCACGGCGTCATCTACGGCAACGGGCTATCTGCTGCAGCCGGGGCAGGAATTCGACGTGCTGGGCATGGTGACCGGCGCGGACGGCCGGCAGTGGGGACGCGTGTCGGTCACCGTCGGCGGCGTGCGCGTGAGCGATGGATATCTTCGCGCGGATGGCTGGCAGTGGGTTAGCACTCCTACTCCCGTTCCTCCGCAACCTGCGCCAGCGGATTGGAAGCACGCGAAATATCTGCTCGGCGTTTCGTGCCTGAACGATGCGCAGGCCGGTATGGATGCTCTCGCGCGCGGATGTCGCTCTGTGCTGTTCATGGACAATCTCATGGGCGCAGCATCTGCAGCTCGGCAATATCCTGATGCAAAAATCCTCGCGCGTTTCTGGTTTCAGAATGCTCCCGATCCTGTGTGGCTTGCGGATCATGCAGGCGCTGGGCTGAGCGACATTCCGTTGAACATGTGGACGACGTGCGCAAACGAGGCTGATTGGATCGGCTACGGAAGCGTTGATGAACTGCGCAGACGATTCGATTACGAGCGCACATTTGCCGAGGCTGTGTGGCAAAAAAATCCGACTCGTCGAATCGTGATCGGTGAATTCAGCCATGGGACGCCAGACGTCACTAATCCTGCAATCGTGCAGGCGTTCAAGGAAACGTACTATCAGTTCGCCTTGCAAAACAGCGGACGCGTGCGCATCGGATGGCATCTCTACACGAAGGGCAAGCGAACAGCGGATGCGCCGCCGAGCGATGCTCCGATCATCGCGCCTGAATGGTTCGAGGGACGCGATTCGTCGTTCTGGACGCAGTGCGGAGGCGACAAGCGCGTGATCCATATGTGCGGTGAAACGGGCGTTGAAGCTGGCGCGGGTGGTTTCCCATGGGCGGGCTACACCGATGCGCAATTCGCGCGCTGGTGCAGCTGGTGGCTCGAATATCGGCGCGTGCTTCCCGTTGTGCTTGACGGCTCGTGCATCTTCCAGATCGGAAGTCACCCAAACTGGCAGGGGTACAACGTCGCGCGCTACATCGGCGTGCTCACTGATTTCTGGCAGGGGAGGCGCTCGTGACCTGGAGGAATCGTATCGTCGGTCACGGGGAACAAGCTGCGATATCGTTCATGGCCAATCCGCTGAACTGGCGCATCCATCCGAAGGCGCAGCGTGAAGCGCTCACCGGAGTGCTCTCCGAGGTGGGCTGGGTCCAGAGCGTCATTGTGAATCGCACAACGGGGAACGTCGTTGATGGTCATGCGCGCATTGAGGAAGCGTTGAAGCTGGGCGATGAAACGCCCGTGCCATTCGTGGAAGTGGATCTCAGCGAAGCGGAAGAGCAGAAGATTCTTCTGACGCTCGATCCGATCAGCGCGATGGCTGCCGCCGATAAGCAGAATCTTGATGCGCTGCTTCAGGACGTGAGCACGGCGAGTGCTGGCGTGCAATCAATGCTTGCTGAGCTTGCAGAGAAGAATGGACTGGAATACGGAGCAGCGATTGGCGGCGAGCTGAATTCGAGCGAGGATGTCATCCCATCTCAATTCGCGATCATGATTGAATGCAGAACAGAAGAAGAGCAGGCTGAATTGTTGGAGCGACTGAATACGGAGGGAATCAAATGCAAGGCGTTGATATCGTAAGGCAGGTTGATGTTGTCAGGACTCCGCGCCTAATGCAGCTTGAAGGACTGTTTGATATTCCTCCTTCGGAGAAAAGTCAAGAGAAATGGCGCGTTGATATCGATCTTCCGAAAAATTGGAATGTCGGGTTGATTGTTGGGCCGTCTGGAAGCGGGAAAAGCACCGTCGCGCGTGAGCTGTTTGGGGCATATCTGGCAAATGAATTTGACTGGTCAAAAGATAAAAGCATAGTTGATGGATTCCCGCCAGGCATGAGCATTAAGGACATCGTTGACGCTCTTTCGTCTGTTGGATTCAGTTCTCCTCCTTCGTGGGTGCGTCCGTTTCGTGCTCTTTCGAACGGAGAACAGTTCCGCGCAAACATGGCGCGCGTTCTTGTTGACGATCAGGATATCTCGGTCGTAGACGAATTTACCAGTGTTGTGGACAGAAACGTGGCGATGATCGGAAGTGCGGCCATTCAGAAGGCTGTGAGGCGACGCGGAAAGAAATTTATTGCTGTATCGTGCCATTACGATATTGCTGAATGGCTGGAACCGGACTGGATATACGAGCCGCATATCAACCGATTCACGGCCGGGAGGTTGCTTCAACGGCCAAAAATTGAGCTTCAAGTTCGGAGAGTTCATTCAGACGCGTGGCAACTTTTCAGGAAGCATCATTATCTAGATACATCGCTGCACAAAGCCGCTCAGTGCTTTGTTGCTTTTTGGCGCGATACTCCTGTAGCATTTGCGTCGTTTCTACATTTCCCGCATCCATCATCGGCGATAATAAAAAGAGAGCATAGAACTGTGACGCTTCCAGATTTTCAGGGCATCGGCATCGGGAATGCCCTTAGTGGCTATGTCGCCTCAATGTGTCGCGGTCTTGGATATCGCTACATATCCATTACCTCTCATCCGGCAATGATGAGAAGCAGGGCAAAATCAAACAGCTGGAAGATGATGACAAGGCCAAGTGCAAAAGCAAAAACTATGCCACCTGGGATTACTGGCGGTGGCGGTGCTTTTTCTGGAAGAATTCGTGCCACATTCGAGTACGTTGGGCCAAAAGCAAGCCAGGATAATCTTGCGCTTCTGGCATAGTTGATGGGTGAAAAAATGCAAGGACGCAAACCGCGAATCACAACTAAGCAGGTTGAAGCTGCTCTCATTTCGATGAGCGGCAACGTGTCCGCTGCTGCACGCAGTCTCGGAATGAGTCGCAATTGGGTAGACACGCTGATTAAGCGCTCGGAGAAGTTGCAGCAGGTCGTTCATGACGCGCGACAGTCCATGTGCGACAACGCCGAGTCTGCATTGAATCGCGCCGTCATCAATGGCGAAGCATGGGCTGTCTGCTTCACGCTGAAAACGCAGGCGAAGGACAGGGGATACATTGAGCGCACGCAAACGGAAATCAGCGGACGTGATGGTGGGCCGATCGAACAGCGCACAACCGTTTTCGACCACTCCGCCGCCATTGCCAGCATTGCGTCCCGATCAGCTGCGAATTCTCCAGCACCCAGCAAAAACGAAGATCGTGGCGATGGGGAGACGGTGGGGTAAATCCTTCATGGCATCGGTCTATGCTCTCACCTGCGCTGACATGGGCGCACAGGTCGCGTGGATCGCGCCTACCTACCGCAACAGCAGGCCGTTGTGGAGAGCAGCGGAAAAGGCCGTAGCTCCGGTTGCGCAGCATCTCAATGTTCGACGCGCTGAGCGCGAGATCGTGTTTCCGTCGAGCGGAGCGCTCTACGTTTACAGTGCGGACAATCCCGATGGCATTCGCGGTATGGCGTTCGATGTTGTGATCGTCGATGAAGCATCGCGCATTTCAGAGGAAGCATGGACGGACGCGATTCAGCCTACGCTTGCGGATCGCGGGGGAAGAGCGATCCTGATATCGACCCCGCACGGGCGCAACTGGTTCTACCGCGAATGGCTGCGCGGGAAACAAGCAAACGATCGCATTGCAAGCTTTCAAGCGCCGACCAGCGATAACCCCAATCCGCAAATCAAAGAAGCATTCGAGCGAGCGCGCGAAACGGTGAGCGATCGCACGTTCAGGCAGGAGTGGCTGGCGGAATTCGTGGATGATGGGGGAGGCGTGTTTCGCGGGGTTCGGGACGCCGTGCGCAGCGCGAAACTCGATTCGCCGAAACCCAACACAACATACGTCGCCGGTCTGGACTGGGCATTGAGCAACGATTACACCGTGCTCACGATCATCGACCAGGTCACGCGTGAAGTGGTGCACATCGATCGTTTCACGGGTATGGATTACGCAGTGCAGCGGAATCGCATTGCTGCACTGTGTGAGCGCTTCGGCGTCTACGTCATCGTCGCTGAAAGCAACGCGATGGGCAAGCCGAACAACGACATGCTGCGCGCCGCAAACATTCGCGTGCGTGATTTCAACACCAGCAATATTTCGAAGGCTGCGATAATCGAGGGACTTGCGGCGGCTTTCGATCATCGCAGTATCGCTATTTACGACAATCGCGCGCTCATTGAAGAGCTTGAAGCGTATGAGGCTGAACGACTCCCCAGCGGTCAGATGCGCTACGGCGCACCGGAAGGAGTGCATGACGACATGGTGATGTCGCTTGCACTTGCGTGGTCAGCATGTGGAAGCATGCCGATGTTCGGAGGCTAACATGGGGATATTCGATAGATGGTTCGGACGATCGGCAGCTAAGGCGCTGGAACGTCCTGCGTGGTGGGGAAACGTCTGGGCAACGGACACCGAGAGCGCAAGCGGTGAATACGGAGATAGTCCAACGGGCCGTGTTGGTGCGGTGAAACACAACGTGTGGGCGTACAACTGTGTGCAGGCGCGCATGGCTGCAGTTGCGCAGGCTCCGATGAAACTTTACCGCGGTCAAGGCGATGAGCGCGAGGAAGTTACTGAGCATCCCGTTCTTGATCTGCTGCGTGTGGTGAATCCCATCAACCTCAACGCTCGATCGTTTCGTCGTGGCATTGAGCAGCAGCTCTCGCTTCACGGCCGATGCGTGATTCAGAAAGTGCGCGGCGTGGGCGGCATTCGTGAGCTCTACATCCTGCCGATGAACTTCCTAGAGGTCGAGGAAGACGCGCGCGAGTGGATCAAGGGATTCACGTGGCTGCCGACGAACACGCTCGTCCGCAGGGAAGACGTGATCGACATTCATTATCCGTCGCTGAGCGGAGACGTCGAAGCGGACAGCCCAACGAGCGCGGCGCTGGACGCCATCAATCGCTACAACCTGGCGGACACTGCGCAGGCCAGCATCGACAAACGCGGCGGACAAAAGGGAGGGATGGTCATTCATCCGAATGGCACAATCGCTGCTGATTTCGAGCGCGCGCGCATGGAATGGGATCGCTGGCGCAAAAACCCAAACAATGCTGGCCGTGACATGCACGTGAGCGCGGGCTTCGACTATCGCGCAGATGCATTCAGCGCTACCGAAATGCAGCGCGAAGAGCGCATGCATCGCATCGCAAAAGAGATCATGGCTCCGTATCGCGTCCCTCCAGCTGCCGCCGGAGACTTCCGCGATGCGTCAGTGCTCGCAAATGCCGGGGTTCAGATGCGATCTCTGTGGGACCTGTTCGCGGTCGACGAATGCGACTTCATCGCCGAGGAGCTCACGTATTCGCTGCTGCACGCGGAATGGCCAGACGCTGAGCGTCAGGGGCTTTATTTCGAGCACGATCTTTCGCAGATTCCCGCGATGCGCGAAGACAGCGATGCGAAAGTTCAGCGCGCGATCGCGCTGAATGCTGCGAATCTCGCAAGTGTGAACGAGGCGCGCGAGATCGCAGGTCTCGACAAGAGCGAGGATGAAGCCGCGGATCGCATCCTCATGGAGGCATCGCAGGCCGACGTCGTCGCCGATCCCGCTCCGCTCATGGGAATCATCGCCCAGTACGCAAGTGGCGCAATCAGTGAAGCAGCTGCTGCGACGCTGCTGCGCATTGCTGCGCCAAATCTCACGGACGTGCAGGTAGTCGCGCTTCTCGCCGAGCCTGCTGGATCGCAGGATTCCAGCGCGGATATGCCGGATCCTGAGCTCGATACGTTCGACAATGAGGAGTATCAGATCGAGGCCGAAGTTGCCGCGCTGCTCTCCGAAGCGGATCAGGCCGCGAAGTCCGATCCCCAGTTCGACGAATCAAAGGTCAACCGCGTGGGCGGCAAGTTTGCTCCGAAGGGAGCGGGAGATACTGGCGCACAGGATGCTCCGAAGCGCGCGCGCAATCTCTCGCCCGAAGCAAAGAAGCGCATGTTCGCTCGTCGCGTGTCGAAGGCGCGCGAAGTCGAATCGCAGATGAAAGCGGACATCCAGCGACTCGATGAAGCGTCAGCGAATGCGGATGATCGCCTGAAGAAGCGCATCGAGCGATTGAAGACGCGCTTACAGCGCCGTCTCACGGACGCGATGACGATCATTGAGAGCAACGGCACTACGATGCCGAAGCGCAAACGCACGAGCGCGGTAGACAGGCTGCTTCGAAGTGGGGATCAGCCTGCGCGCAATGAAGCCGTCGAAAATCTTCCCGTGGTGAAAGCCGTGGATACATCCATCGATGATCCGTGGACGCCGCCGCAGGCAGTGCAGCGTGCAGCGGAGAAGGGTCTCGAACTTCGCCGGCAATTCAGTCGCGGGGGAACTGAAATCGGCGTCGCTCGCGCGCGCGATCTCAGCAACGGCAAGCGCATTCCGCCAGAAACGATCAACCGCATGCTGTCCTATTTTGCGCGGCATGAGGTCGACAAAGAAGCCGAAAACTTCGGCAACGACGAGAACCCGTCGCCTGGATACATCGCATGGTTGCTCTGGGGTGGCGATCCGGGCTACGCATGGGTTAAGCGCATCGAGCGCGAATACCCGGCTGAAGTGAAAGCGTTTCCCTACGTCGATCCCGTCGGACTGGTCGCTGAATCCATCGAGGGCGACGAGCTGGGCATCATCGACGCATTGCATCGCGGCGGCGTGCACGACGGACTGAAGGCCAGCGTGAAAGTTCCCGTTTTCACGATTGCTGGCAAGGCG